GTGCTCAATTTACCACTAGCAGCGGCAACACTTGATGCCATTGCTGACACTGTGCTGCTGCCATACTCGTCACCTGCTTGTGGTGCTATAGTCAACATATCCTGTGCAGTAGGCGCTGATAGTCTAACATCTGTCATCCATGCAAAAACGGATATCGTTATTGGTGATGAGGCCCCATTAGCATGCTTCAAACCTACTAATTCCTCTAATGATATCAATCCCAAAGACTGATACTCTCCCAGGATCAAATTAACCATATCAGCGTGCCACAAAAACGGCAGCTCCATCTCACCTCCTTGAGACTCACAAGGATCTATAAACAGCTTAAGTCGTTGACTATTCTGCATCAAAGAAGATATGGTACCCAATGCCGTACTGGCTGCTATATCATAGGCTGCGTAAGGCGCATATGATGCCATTATTCTCCCATAATAAAAGCTGTTTCCATTAACCATGAATTTCAAATGCATGTGTCCAGAAAACAACTTATAATTTGATATCCTATTAGACACTCTAACGTTAGACAAAAACAAGTTCCATGGATTAAAACTTGCAGCTGCAAATGCCGAGCCTGGAGACCATGTTGCATTATATATTGGTATAGGTCTAGCAAAAAACTGATCAAGAGACACGTCATCATGCACAGTAACATGACGAGTACTATCACTTGATCCCCCCATATTAACCGACCATTGTTCGGGCCCATCCCGAAACGTGACGGTGTTGCTATCTAATCTTGTTGGTGTTGTACCCATTTTATAGGCAGGGCCGCCTATTGTATTATTTGTTGTAGTGGCAATGAAGTATTTACAAGTGCACTCTTATCATTATTGAGCACACAGGACTTGAAACTATTTTCGACTAAGTTGTAAATACAACATCACCACGAGCGGTGTATCTTACTACTGTCAAGCCTATATGTACATTATATTACAAGTTTGTTTATATACATATGGTATCCAATAACAGTATGGTTCTTGTGTTTTTAGCCCATGATTACTACAGGCATCCGTTATTTTGCTTAAGCCAGTGACGTTCACTGCCTACTGAGGGCCAGTAGGTACCCCTAGCCGGGTCCGGCATGTAACGCAAATGAATCAGACATAGGTTACTGTAGTATCCAACTGTCCAACTCGCCTGCGTCTGGTAATTTGCACTCAGGGAAAAAATGTGCCACCTTGTATTCATTAGCAAGATTTAACAAAACCTCCCTCATTGTTTTATAGCGCTCATACCCATGCAGAAAATATTCTCTGTTCGCACTCAATATTAACTGTGCATGTTGCTCCTTCACGTCTATCTCACTAGAAGCAACATATGTGTGTAAAGTCTTCATAATTGAGCTTTCATCCAATGGGCCCAAAAATGTGTCCCTAATGTCACACCACTCCCAAGTTCTTTTCAAAAAACTAACTTGAGACATCTCAATGTATGGTACACTTAACGCTTCCTTATCAGCCATCGTGTAGGTTATACCCCAATCTTTCATAACTCTTGATATCTCTGTATGGTTAAACCACGGTATGCCCTCACACACACCCATGGCATTGTCATCACCATATGTCACTAATGACACTAGGTCTGCAAATCCCAAACAGGTCATATCATACCCTACTGCTTCTGCCAGTTTATAGAAAGCACTCCTAACTTGAATTGAGTTTGCAATACTATTGATTATCACCGTCAATGCATGCCCACTAGGATTGGTGCTGTTTAAACCTATCCACTCTCCTTTCAAGTCATAACAACCTGCTATTGTTTCTGTCATTAACCCTCTACAGATCGTCATCTGTTCTTCATCATAGCCAGCACGCGCAAACAGAGTCAACAATATCTCAAATGCTGCTTTGGTCAATGCAAT